TTTGCTACACCTGTTTTAGATTATGCAGGCACTCTTGTGGGTTGGGGTCGTGAAGGTTGGGGTGATCTTGCTTATGGAGATTCTAATAATAAAGTTATCAATGCAGTTGGTTTACAAGCAGCATTTACGTTAGGGAGTACCACACTTCAAACAAGTGAACTTGTGAGTGGCCAGGAGGCAACGACAGCAATTGGATCTGTGGTTACAGCAATTAGCCCAACGATTGCACTTACAGGTCAAGCAGCAACAACAAGTTTAGGATCTATTACTTTAGAAAATACTGTTTCAATAACAGGTCAAGCAGCAACATCAGGACTTGGAACTTCAGTACTAGAGATTGGTGTTCCAATTACAGGAGAAGAAGCAAACACAACAATTGGATCTGTTGAAATTAATAATGTTGAAATTGTTTCAATTACCGGAATTGCTGCAACCTTTAGTCTAGGCTCAACAGTTCTTGAAACAGGTCAACCTCTAACAGGCATAGCAGCGACTTCTGCAATAGGTTCAATCACCTTAACAGATGTTACTCAAGGTCTTTTAACGAGTCAGATTACATCGACTTTAGGGGTTATTGGGATTCAAGCTTTTGGTAATATTGACACTGGTTCAAATACATCGTATTCTAATACTTCAACGGGTTCGAATGATACCTATTCGGATGTTGCAGCTGGATCAAACTCTAGCTACTCTAATGTTTCAACTGGTTCGAATGATACATATTCGGATGTTGCAACAGGATCAAATACAAGTTATAGTGACGTGGCATAAGGAGAAAAAATGGCTTCAACATATACACCATTAGGTGTTGAATTACAGGCAACAGGTGAAAACGCTGGTACTTGGGGTACAAAGACAAATACAAATTTACAACTTGTTGAACAAATTCTTGGAGGATTTACTCAACAGTCAATAGCCGGTGGTGCTCAAACCACAGCGTTAAGTGTTTCTGATGGATCAACTGGAGCAACGCTTGCTCACAGAATGATTGAGTTTACCGGTACGATTACTGGAAATCAAATTGTGACAATTCCGATTGATGTTCAAACTTTTTATATTTTAAGAAATTCAACTTCAGGATCTTATACCGTTCAATTTAAATATGCAAGTGGCTCAGGATCTACATTTACTTTTTCAGCATCTGATAAAGGTGATAAAATAGTTTTTGCTGCAGCTAATGATAGTACAAATCCAGATATAAAAACTCTTGCAATTGGAACTGGTATCGCAAACGTAGTCGAAGATACTACACCGCAATTAGGTGGAAACTTAGACACAAATTCATTTAATGTACAATTTGATGATGCGCATGGAATAACTGACGATTCAGATAATGAACAACTTGTATTTCAAAAAACAGGGAGTGCGGTTAATTATTTAGAAATTACTAATCAAGCAACAGGAAGTAATCCTAGTTTATCTGCAGCCGGAGATGATACAAATGTTGGATTAGAATTTTCAACAAAGGGAACGGGTCCAATAAAATTTAATGATATTGCATACATACCTCAACAAGCATTAACTTCATCTTCAAATGCAGTTGCTTGGGACGCACAAGCAAAACCAAACGCATATCATTTGACAACTGAAAACACGACTTTTTCTGCACCCACAAATAATATTGAGGGTTCTTTTATTTGTTTAGAGATTAATTATAATGGTTCACACACCATCGCATTTAATACTGTTTTTGAATTTGCAGCATCCACTGCACCCACATTTACTTCATCAGATGGTAAAACTGATATATTAGTTTTTAGATACAATGGAGCTGTATGGCAAGAAGTAGGTAGAACCTTAAATTTAAGTGAAAGTTAAAATATGTACGCATTAATAATAGATAACGCAATAAACAAAATCATTACTCAACCAAAATCATTAGTGATTGGTGATGTAAGATACCCAGCTAAAATATTTCAACTTTGGACCAAAGCTGAAAAAGAAGCGATAGGTATTTATGAAGTCGTAACAGATGCATCTAATTTTAAAGACGAAGAATATTACGTTAATACAAATGAACAGTATAATTTTGCAGATGGACAAGTCACTAGATCATGGGGAACTGCAACAGCTAAAAATGTTGCGGATACTTTATGGACTCAAGCAGATTCAGATAATGGATTTTTACCAAGTGATAAAGAAGTTGGAGATGTAAAGGTTCAAGGTTTAAAAACACTAAAAAAAATAAATATAAAACAACAAGCCGCAAGTTTATTAGCACCCACAGATTGGTATGTTGTTAAAGCAGCAGAAGTATCTGATTATTCTGTGCCATCAAATATCACAACATTTAGAGCAGCGGTAAGAACTAAATCAAATGAAATGGAAACAGCGATTGATAATGTGGCTGATGTCGATGCTCTTAAAACTTTATATACTTACACTGAGCAAGAAGATGGAAGTGTAACAAGACCATTAGGCGAGTTTCCAGTATTGGAGAACTAATGTCCGCACCATTAATTCTAGGTACTAACTCTATCAAAGACACAGGTTTTGACGTAGCTAACTCATATTTTATTGGTGCTGATGCTAAGACATCTGTAACTAATACAACACCAACCAACACTAAAATATTTACTATATCTTTTTGGATAAAAATGCATGAGTTTCCAACATCAAGTGGGGACAGGCCTATATTTGGTTATTTTTCTGATAGTAACAATCAAGCCTATATGTATTTAAGAAATGATGGAACTCTTGGTATATTTGAAAATGAAAGTGGTAATACAAAAATAGATATTAGAACTTCGCAAGTTTTAAGAGACCCTGGTGCTTTTTATAATATAATTATGGCCATTGACACAAGTCAAGGAACAGCTGCTAATAGATTAAAATTATATATCAATGGATCACAAGTCTCTTCATTTGCCGCAGAAAATTACCCAGCTCAAGATTATGCTTCGCAATGGAATGAGAACAGTTTAGTTTTTCATGTAGGTGGAACAGCAACAAATGATGGAAACCATGTAAAAGGGACTTTTTGTGAGTTTGCTTTTATTGATGGACAACAATTAGATCAAACTTCATTTGGAGAATTTGATCAGGATACTCCAACTGTATTTAAACCAATAGCGCTTTCTACACTTACTTTTGGTAACAACGGATTTTTACTTGAATTTAAAGAAACAGGCACAAGTGCAAATAGTTCTGGTATAGGAGCAGATACTTCAGGAAACAATAGACATCACTCTGTTACCAATATAACCGCAACAGATCAAAGAACAGATACTTGCACAAATAATTTTTGCACTCTTGATCCTAATAATGCTAGTTCAAATTGTTCTCTTGCAGATGGTAATACAGAATTTGGACAAAGTGCAAATGATAGTGGAGTAACGGGAAATTTAGGATTTACACAAGGTAAATGGTATTGGGAATTTAAAGTTGTTGGCGGATTACCAGAAGGTGGAATAATATTAAACCCAATGGTAAAATCTTTTGCCGCATTATCAACTGTATCAGGAACAGTTAATAATACGACACTATTTAGAATATTTAATAATACAGGTGCTACATCTAATTTTAGAGCAATGGGTTCTACTGTTAATACAACTGTCGGTGCTTCAGTTACCTATGCGGTTGGAGATATTATCTCAGTAGCAGTAGATGCTGATGCCGGTAAAATTTGGTTTGCAAAAAACGGAACTTATGAAGGTGGTGGAAATCCAGCAACAGGTACTAGTCCAACCTATGATTGGTCATCAAATTTATCTAGTATAGACCATATTGTTCCAGGATTTTTAGCAGGAACAGGAACTTCTGCAAAACAACAATGTAACTTCGGCAACCCAGCATTTACCATTTCATCAAGCAACACAGATAGTGAAGGTTTTGGTAATTTTGAATATGCTGTACCTTCGGGTTATTTTGCGTTATGTACTAAAAACTTATCGGAGTATGGAGGATAGATGGCTTATACAACTATAGATGATCCTGGTTTATACTTTAATACAGTATTGTACTCAGGTACTGGTTCATCTAATTCTGTAACAGGAGTTGGATTTCAACCTGATTGGACATGGATTAAATCAAGAAACAACACAAGAAACCATAATGTTTATGATTCTGTTAGAGGAACAACAAAAGTTATTTATACTGATTTAAATGATGCTGAAAGCACACAATCATCTGGTTTAACAGCATTTAATTCTGATGGATTTACTGTTGTAAGTGATTTAGGAGTAAATGGTGCTAGTGATAACTACGCATCATGGAACTGGTTAGCTGGTGGTTCTGCATCATCAAATAGTGATGGCGATATTACAAGTTCAGTGAGTGCTAATCAAACTGCTGGTTTTAGTATTGTTACCTACACTGCTAGTTCAACTGCAACAGATACAGTGGGTCATGGTCTTGGAGCAAAACCTAATTTAATTATTGTTAAAGAAATAAATGGAACTAATCAGTGGTGTGTGGCTTTTCCAGATGTGTTAAATAATAATCAAGTTTTACAATTAAATTTAACAAATGCTGTTTTTGCCGACAGTGCTGCATTTAATGATACTGTTAATACTGGAACAACAAGTTCTGTTTTTGTAACAGGTAATGGTGGTTTAACTGGAAGTAACGGTCAAAATTATGTTGCGTATTGTTTTGCACCAAAACAAGGTTACAGTAAGTTTGGTTCTTATAAGGGTAACGGAAATGCAGATGGACCGTTTATTTATACTGGGTTTAAGCCAGCTTTTGTTATAATGAAAAATACTGCTGATGGTGGTGCTTCTTGGCAACTATTTGATAATAAAAGAAATACTTTCAATCAAATGAATGGTAGACTATTTCCAAATTTATCTAATGCTGAAAGCACAGATGCAAACAATAATATAGATTTTTTAAGTAATGGTTTTAAAATGAGGACTTCAAATGGAGATACTAATTCAAGTGGTGTTACCTTCATCTATATGGCATTTGCGGAGTCACCCTTTGTAAATTCTAATAAAGTACCGAACAACGCGAGATGATTGATGCTGCAGAAGATACAATTCTTACCTGGATTTAATAAACAAGTCACAGCTACAGGTGCGGAAGGACAGTGGATTGATGGTGATAATGTAAGATTTAGATACAACACACCAGAAAAAATTGGTGGTTGGGCTCAACTTGGAGAAAATAAACTTACAGGTGCGGTTAGAAAAACACATCATATTGTTAATAAGTCAGGTAGTAAATTTTCTATTCTAGGCACGAACAGAATTTTATATGCATTTAATGGAGGTATCTTTTATGATATTCATCCGATTAAATCGACAAACACTTTATCAAGTGCTTTCACAACCACAAACGGATCAACCTCTGTTACCATTACATTTTCTACTGATCACAATATTGGTGTAAATGATATTGTTCTTTTAGATAATTTTTCTACCATCACTAATTCTAATTACAGTGCATCTGATTTTGATGATAAAAAATTTATGGTGACTTCTGTGCCAACGACAACCACCATAACAATTACGATGCCAAGTGCAGAAACAGGTTCAGGTGCATCAACATCAGGTGGTATTCGAGTTAGACATTATTATCCTGTGGGTCCAGCACAACAAACTCCTGCTTTAGGCTGGAGTCTAGGGACTTGGGGCGGTGA